ATCTTGTTCGGTACGCCCATTTTGATTCCTCACGAAATATATGATCAGCCATTGTCTGTGATGGTGATAGCTTTGGGAAGTGCTTGTACATGTACCCAGACTTTGTCAATGGGTAAACGTGCCTATTGGCGATATTTTGCCTACTGAAGTTTAATTGTTTAGAGGCATAGTCTAGAGTAAAAAACTCTAAGTCGTAAGCCCACAGCATAACCTCTACATCTGAGAAAGATACATCGAAGTCTGCCTGAACAATCTGCTTTACCCTCTTGATGTTCTTTAGGTAGTTGTTGTCAACAAGTGATTTGCTTCTCTTGGCAAACTCACGGAACATCTTTTTCTTGTCCCTCCGCATTTTTGTATATTTGATTAAAATTTATTTTATGGACGACAACCTCCAATTCTTCAAAGAACTTAAGCTTATCGCCGTAAAGTTAGAGAACTTACTTGATAAGCACGATGTCAGAGAAAAGGCTGTATCTATTTTTTCTGTCGGGTTGATCGAAGAGATTGATGAAGATAGGGCGAAGATGAGAGTGATGCACTCGTTTAATATCTGCGATGAATCGGAGATTGATGAGTTATGTGAGCTTGTTAAGGAGGAGTTTAAAAAACAGAAGGACCAGTCTGATGATGGATACGATGAAGACCTTGGTTTCTTTTTAAATTGACATGAATCAACAAGACGGACTGATTAGAAAGATCATCCTCGGGAGAGATCCGAAAGATGGCATGGCCTACTACGTGGGCATGAGAGCGGGTAGCGGTGAGGTGTCTGCTATTCTCAAAGACGAATACTACGAACATAAAACTGGTGGGGATAGGTACATTGTATACCTCCAGACGGATGATGGGGTTGTACCCTGGAAGTCTGTAGAAAATATGCCCTGTACTATAGAATACGATTTAAAGTTCTGATGACTAGAAATAATCTAACTACTGACGGATCTGAGTTTATTTTACCAAACGGAACTCCATACACTGGTTTGTATCATGTGCATGTTGATTCTGGTGCAATGGTTGGACCCCGTCATTCGACATTTAGTCATTCTACTTTAATTTCTATAAATGATGAAGCTGCTCAAAAGGTTGCTTCTATTCAAGCCGAGTTAAGAGCCGATCAATTAAGGCAAAGTAAAATTCAATCAATATCGTCAACCCCTACTGTTACATCTTCATCTAGCGTATCTGCCTCAGGTGGTAGCGGTGGCGGCGGCGGCTACTAATTAAAATGAAAACTTTAGATCTGTTTATTGTTGAGCTGGAATCCCAGACCAATGATACCATTAAGACCGAAAGCGGTCTGGAACTTTACATTGACACAAAGTTCAATCAGTTTGAACACAGAGTAACAGAAGGCCCAATAGTAGCCTCCCCTGGTAAATACAATACTGGGGCAAAAGCTGGGGATACTCTGTACTTTCACCACTTAGTTGTTATGAACGAAGGTCAAGTCTTGACTGGGAATGACAACCACTACTTGGTTCGTTATGACGACGAGCACACTATCAACAATCAAGCTATCGCATACAAGTGCAAAGACACAGGTGAGGTACATCCTCTCGCTGGGTGGGTGCTGCTTACTAGCGTAGAAGAAGAGAGCGATGTACAGTCTGACTCTATCGAACTTGTAGAGCTTGAAGAAAGACTCCCAAGGAAGGGGAGAGTAGCTTTCGATACGCCTTGGGGTGAATACCTAGGCGTTAAGAAAGACGATATCGTTGGGTTTAAAGAGAACAGAGATTACCGCATCAATATCGACGAGGTAGAGTACTACCGTGTTCGAGCAATCGATTTGCTGTATGTCGAGGAAGAAGTTCACAACGATTGATGCAGCCGAAAGGTTGATGGGGAGTATGGAGGAGGCGATCAACAACATGATCACCGAGATTCGTAAACCTGTAGACCCTGAGATAAACGGATCAGCTAGAAAAGCAGAATTACAATCTATTAAACAAACTGCCATTGACTGCAAGGAGTTGCTTGTCGAAAGACAGAAGCTTGAGCAGATGGTAAAGGATCTTAAGTCTGGAACATTTGACGGTGAGAAAGACGGGGACTTTAGCAGTGGATGGGCAGAGCGAAACGCAAAAAAATGAAACTGATTCTATCTATTTTTATCGTTGTTATTTGTAGCGGGTGCTATACTACCAGACAGTTTGAACCAGTAAAGTTTCCAGGGACAGGTCACATCGATTGTGACTGCATGAAAAAGAAGAAACCTTCTATCATCAAGTGTCCTAAGCTGTAGTCATGGACAGTACTACCCCTATTATTATTTGTCCTAACGGGACTTCTGGGGAGGTTGTGGAGATAGGGGATATCCCTATTGCTCTGCCTACTAAACCCAAGTCTGTATACAAAAGGTCAAAGAAAAAGTCTGAGCAGTATTGGGAAAGGCTTTCTACCCCAGAAGAGATTAGACGTATTAAGTCTATGGATGAGTGGCTAGAAATGCCACGAGAGTTTAGATCTAAGTACTCCCCATACATCGAAGAGGAGTTCAAACGAAGGCGTGACGGCTTTTGGTTTATGAACAACGGGGTGGCTACTTACATTACAGGCAGGCACTATATGACTTTGCAATGGAGCAGATTTGATATTGGTGCTCCAGACTACTTGGATTTCCAGAGGAAGATTTTTATTCACTTTGCAGCATGTGAGTCTGACTCTAGATGCATAGGTCAGTTGTATGTAAAGTGTAGACGCTCTGGGTATACTAATATCTGCTCATCTATTCTCCTTGATGAAGGTACTCAAGTAAAAGACAAGCTGCTGGGTATACAATCTAAGACGGCAAAGGATGCTCAAGAGAATATCTTTATGAAGAAGGTTGTGCAGATGCACAGAGCATACCCTTTCTTCTTTAAACCTATTCAAGACGGTACAACCAACCCACGTATGGAGTTGGCTTTTAGAGAACCATCAAAACGAATAACCAAGAACAATAAGACCTCTCAGAGAGGAGAGGCTTTGAATACAGTTATTAACTGGAAGGCCACCACTAACAACGCATACGATGGTGAGAAGCTACATTTGTTTTACTTAGATGAAGCAGGAAAATGGGAAAAACCTACAGACATCAGGGAAGCTTGGAGGATTCAAAGAACGTGTCTAATCGTCGGTCGAAAGATCGTGGGAAAGGCTCTAGTAGGAAGCACCGTAAATCCAATGGACAAAGGTGGAGAGGAGTTCAAGGTTCTATGGGGGGAGTCCAACCCTTTGGAGAGGAATCAGAATGGGAGGACTAAGTCTGGGTTGTACAGACTATTTGTACCAGCTTACGACTCGTTAGAAGGTTTCTTTGATAAGTATGGGTTACCTATAGTTGATGACCCTGAGTCTCCTGTAGAAACAATCGATGGGGACTTTGTAGAGCAAGGGGCTAAAACTTATTTGAAGAATGAAAGGGCTGCATTTAAGAACAGTGCTAAAGACTTGAACGAGGTTATACGCCAGTTTCCGTTTACCCCAGAAGAAGCATTTAGAGATAGTGTTGAGGGAAGTTTGTTTAACATCGGTAAGATCTACGAGCAGATCGATTACAACGATGAACTATACCCCAACCCTGTAGTTAGGGGTAATTTTATGTGGAAGGAGAAAGACAAAGAAGTAATCTTCTCCCCTAACAATACTGGTAGATTCAGAGTTAGCTGGATGCCCCACCCTGAAAACAGAAATAAAGTTATTGATGTTAGAGGGAAGAGATCACCAGGTAATGCCAACTATGGGTGTGGTGGTGTGGATAGCTATGATATCGATGCTACTGTAGATGGACGGGGATCTAAAGGGGCTTTGCACATGTACAACAAGTTTAACTTAGATGGGGCATCTAATATGTTTGTTGTAGAGTATGCAGCTCGTCCAGATCTAGCAAAGATCTTTTACGAAGACGTACTGATGTGTGCTTTCTATTACGGGTATCCGCTGCTTATAGAGAACAACAAGTATGGGATAGCTAGGTACTTTGAAGAGAGAGGGTATGATGGGTATTTGATGGAAAGACCGCAGCACCTATCCAACCCAAACTCTAAAGTAAATGTCAAGACTAAAGGAATCCCATCTAACTCACAAGATGTTATTCAATCTCACGCACAAGCAATCGAGCAATACATACATGATTATGTAGGTTTTAACGCTGATACTGGTGAGTATGGGGGGATGTATTTTAATAAAACGCTAGAGGACTGGATAGGGTATAAGATAGACAAGCGTACTAAGTTTGACCTTACTATTAGTTCTGGTTTGGCTTTGCTTGCTGCTCAGAAGTTTAAACCCAAAAAAGAAGCTGCTAAGTTTGACGAAAGAAAGTTTTTCAGGCGGCACAAGACACGCGGATAGCAGTCTGGCAATATAACTATATTTGCAATACTTAATATCTTGTGTGAATAATGTATAAGAATAAGAAGAAGGAAGGGAGAAACTTTCCTGATCCACTCGCCCCACAAGATCAAAAGGTTGAGAAAGAGTATGGGCTTAGGTATGCCCGTGCTATTGAAAACCAATGGGGTACACTTGATGATCAGAACTCTTTGTATAAAAGACGTAATGATCAGTTTGAGGTGAACAGGGATTACGCTAACGGAACCCAAGACACCACTATATATAAAAGTCTGCTTACTGCGCTAAACCCTAATGATGGGGATGGTAGCTTGCTGAACTTGGACTTTACCCCTGTACCTATTCTCCCCAAGTTTGTTCGTATTGTAGTAAATAAGATTCTGTCAAAGAACCCCTACCCTAACATTGAAGCGGTAGATCCTTTGTCTTCTTCTGAGAAAGACAAAGAGAAAAACAGAATTAGAGTACAGACGCAGCTCAAACCACAGCTTGAACAACTTAAACAGGTTACTGGCGGTCTGGTGTTAGATGAAGACCCAGACAACTTACCAGACACTTTAGAAGAAGCAGAGATTTTTCTTGAAACAAACGTTAAGACTGACGCTGAGATTTCTGGTCAGATTGCAACCAACCTTACTTTAACTTGGAACAACTTCTACGACAATACCTTTAGACGTTGCGTTAATGACCTCGCCTCTTTAGGTATGTCTGTTATTAAAAGAAGTAACGATCCTAACTACGGTATTAAGACTGAGTACGTAGACCCTAGCACGTTTATTCATTCTCAGACAGAAGACCCGAACTTTGATGATATTACTTACGCTGGTCATATTAAGCGTATTACTATTCAAGAGTTAAAAAGACTTGCTGGAGATCAGCTTACTGAAGAGCAGTACAAAAAGATTGCAGAGAAGTCAAAGCATAAAAGCTACAACGATGGCAGCAAGCTTTATGTAAAAGACTACGACAGGTATATGAATAAGAATGTCTATGGGTACGATGAGTACATGGTGGATGTTTTGGAGTTCGAGTTTCTTTCTGTCGATTGTATGCACTTTGAAGAAAAAGAAAACAGATATGGGAATAGTGGCTTTTATTATGAGGGCTATAAGTACAAGGAAAAGAGGGGAAGTATCTATGATAGAACGCCACACAAAATGGATGTGGTTACTGTTTATGGTGGTACTTATGTTTTGGGTTGTGGCTATCTATTTGGTTATGGAATGAAAAAGAACACACCTAAGAATGCTCACGACCTAACCAGGGCTAGGCTTTCTTATAGTGTTGTATCTACCAACCTTCGCAGAATGCAACCTAAGTCAATGGTTGAGAGCTGTGTTGGGTTTGCCGATATGCTTCAGATCACTCACTTGAAGTTGCAGCAAGCAATCGCAAAGGCAAAGCCTGACGGTTTGATTATCGATATCGAAGGATTGGAGAATGTCCAGCTAGGTAAGGGTGGTGAACTTGAGCCGCTTGACCTACACGATATTTACGAAAAGACTGGGGTGTTTTACTACAGATCTAAGAACCCAGAGGGTGGATTCCAGAACCCGCCCGTTCGAGAGATCGGTAATTCCATTCGTAATATCAACGAGCTTATTGGTTTGTACAACCACTACTTGAGAATGATCCGTGATGCTACGGGTATTAACGAGATGATGGATGGTACAACTCCTAAAGGCGATACTCTTGTTGGGGTTCAGCAGCAGGCTATTGCGGCTGG